TGTGCAATGTGCGGGCTAGATCCCACAACAACAGCATGTTCACCAAACGCAGTTTCAGCAGACCATTCAGGCTTGTAGGGATCAATTCCTTCGTTTTCGCTGCTGAGTTCGTTGGCATAGTCGCTTCTGGCACGTGCCATTGCCACACCCATGCGATAGTTTCCATACGGGTCGGAAGCACTCAGGCCTGGCATCACATAAGTGTAACGCATGGGTCCTTTGCTTTCATCCGGTAAATCTCGTTGTTCGCGAATAAATTCTCTGGCTCTCATCTGGGATAACCTTTAAATCCCTGCACTGGGCTAACTCGATTGACTTCTGACATTTCTTCACTGTTCATGTTGCCGCCGTTGAGATCCGTATAGTCAGCACCAATGGCCCGGTACGCCATTTTCAGCATGGCTTGTTCTTCTGGAGTGTATGGATGAGTACTTTTGTTTTTACCTATCCACGATTTCATATCAATATCAGGTACAAACGTACCATCTGTTGAGGCCACTGCTTGGCCCAAACGACTCAATACATAATCACCGTTCCAGCGTTCAGCATCACTATAGACATTTAGGCCGCGAGTGGCCGCTTGCAGCCTGCGGGAAATCTTGGCATCTGCTGTTTCGGTTATTCTAGCAGAAACAAATTCTCTGGCTCGCATGTGCGACCTTATACCTGTCGTACTGAGTAACTGCCTGAACTGGTTGTTCCAATTTCTTGTGCTGTAAAGTTAGCACCGGCTACAGTAAGTTTATTACCTACACCCACAAATACTGTTTGTGTGTAGTTTGCAGGAATAGAAACTGAATTACCGTACAAATTGCCAGTGGCAGTTGGATAGACGAGATCTACGTTAAAAGTCACAGCCGTATTTCCTGTGGCAATTTTACATTTGTCTGTTAACCAGGCTTGTGCTGATACTGATGTATATACGTTTGCTTGTGGCATTTATGATTCCTTTTTTTTATTACCAAGCTCTACAAGACCAATAACGAGCCGATGTGCGAGGACCCGGATTGGCACAGTTATGTCTGGCCCTGAAGTTTTTCCTACGTGCCGGATTTGACTTTTTGATACGCATGTTAGGATCGCCAAAGTTGACCTTGACTATGTTGCCTTTAGGATTTTTTACATAAACGCTACGTTTCTTTGGACCGCCTGGTGTTAAAAAAGGCTTGCCTAACTTGACTTCACGACCTTGGTATTCAGCTTCGTCTACAGCACCGGCAACACTTGATGTGGCTTGGCCATGCAGATCTTCTGCATCTTGTCCTTGTGCGTTTACTGGATCAACTCCATCTTCATCAAGTTCTGATCCAATGGCACCCACTGGTGCAAGGTTTGCTGCCTTGGCTGCCAAGGGATCGTTATGGTCAGCATCAGTTTCGGGCTGATCGGGTGCTGTTTCGGCCAGTCCGGCACGGCTGCGGATCAAGCGTAACTCTCGGTCGCTGTTGTCGCTACCAGCATCGTTGACATCTGATTCGGCTGTGGTAAATCCCATTCCTGCACTGGAACCCACAGCACCGTATCGACGAACAGTTTCCAGCTGAAAGCCGTATTCTTCCAACAGGGCCAACAAGCGTTCGTCGCCTTCGATCACAATGCCATCTTCAACCACATCAACCACATGCGATTCAATCAGGCATTCTTCTCGAATATTGATAGCAAATCGATCCCCAGCGACTGGGGATTCGGATTCAGCGATATAATCTGCTAGTTTCTTCATTTTTTCTCGTATTGCTTGTAAAGATTCCACAAGCGTGATTCTGATTGCTCAACAACTCGTTCAGCTTCAGCCATTACACCTTGACGACTATCTTGACGATTCACAACAGGCCCTGTTGTTTGACCTGTTGTCTTGGGACCATTTAATCCACCCGATAGTGTTTGTGTCATGTAGTCTTTGTCAGCATACACTTCGTCAGGGCTGTTGGCCAATTCTTCAGCAACTTGCTCTGCTTGACAAGCACCTGCTTCGTGTATGCCGTGGCAACTTTCGCATGTTCTGCTGTAGCCTTCGCTAGAGAACAAACCTGCCATCTTCAGCATGTTGCCCAAGGAATCAGCATCAGCATCTGTGGCATTGACCGTGATACTCTTTTTGCCTGTATCGTCTGTGCTGACATTGACACTCATGCCTTCGGTGAGTATTCCGCCCAGCTTCTTGTCAAAACTTTCTGCAATAGCGCCTTCGTAGACACCTTGACCAAACTGCATTCCGCCTTTGCTTTTCTTAGGAGCATCGCCACCTGTAGCTACTGAACCCGACACTGTGGTTTCGTCGACTTTCTTTTCTTTGTCTTTCTTGTCGTCATACTCGATATCTTTGGTGACTTTCTTACCGGCCTTTTCTGCCTTGGCATCGTCTTTGCCCTTGTGCTTCATGTCGTACTCAAGATCTTTGGTGACTTTCTTGCCGGCCTTTTCTGCATGCTGGTCTTGAGTATCAGTAGACTCTTCTTCTACTTGACTTCTGCGCTTGAGTTCAGCCTTGAGTTCAGCTGTGGTCATGTCTGCTAAACCTTGGCGTGCGGCATGACGAGCAACATGCTTGATCTTGTTGCCGAATTGGTCTTTGTCATCGCCTTTTTTACGATATGGTCCGTCAAACGGTACATCTTTTTTGTTAGTAGATTCTTCTTCGACATCTTGTTCGGGCAATACAGGAGCTACATGTTTACCCAATCGACTGCGAATGTGATCTTTCTTGTCTTGAGTGGGAATAAGTTGTTGAACAGCACGTTTTCTATCACCTGGTTTGAAATCTTGAGGAGGATTGATTTTGTATGGTCGTCCTTTTTGTAATCCAAAAGTTTCGATGTCGCTTTTTGGTAGTTTAGATCCAATTCCGGTGTCGGGTCCTTCTTCAACGCCTTCCTTGGCACGCAGTTTGTTTAACACTGCGCCGGCAACACGTTCACCAGCAGCCTTGCTGCCGTAACGTTCAGCAGCACCTTTGGCAATCTTGTTAAAGTTCTTGCCGGGCTTGCCAATGTCTTTACCTGCACGAGCTGATTTGGCTGAATATCCAGCTTCTTCAACTTCATCGTTGCCGTTCATTGCACCTGCAACTGCTCTTCCAGCTAGGCTCCCAATTGCTTGTCCTGTTGATCCTGCGCCAGCTGCTCCAGCCAATGCACGACCGGCAAGAGCCCCAACGATAGGAGCAATTTCAGGTAATTCTTCGCGATCCATTTCGCCTTCGGCACCTAGATAATCTCTGGCTGTGTCAATGTAATCCAAGGCCTTGGTGATCTTGCTTTGTACCCATTCCGGCAGATTATCGTCTGATGCCAAAATAGCATGCAATTCTCGAGCAGCGTCTGCAATTTGGTGCACTTGATTCAAGGCCATATCGCCTTCGCGATCGTATTCACCTCTATCTTGAATATCGATATCGTGTTCTTTCAAACCGCCTTTGCCTTTTAACAGTAAACTGTTAACACTGGGTCCTTTGGCTCCTAGGCGTCGTTTGGCGCCAACTGGGCGGCCTTTTTTCTTTGGTGTATCATCGTTGTCGGCTGCTTCAGGCTCTTCGTGATGCTTGCGGCTATACACTGTACCTGTTGAAATCTTTTTCTTATCAAACGCACTAGAAGCATCGTCTTTGCCAAAACGCAATTCGTACTCAGGTGTGCCTGGGAATAGATTTTTGCCGGCTTCGTCGACTTTCTTAACACGATTCTTGTCTTGGACAGCTTTCTTCATTGACTCTTTCTTGTTGCCATCTTGGTCCATGTCCAAGAAGTCTGGTTTTGCTGACTCTTTGACTTTGATTTCAGATTGACGTACTTTGTCAAGTTTGGCACGTGCATCTTGAGCTGCTGGACTACGTTTAGCTGCCGCTACTGCTTTTGAAGGATTGTCACGAGCATCACGTCCACGTTTGCCCTGGGCAATTGCGGCTTGGTCAAAGTCATCTTGACTAAGTGATTCGTCATACCTGTCGTATTTTTTTCTGACGGGATCAAGACTTTTACCTTCTTTACCAGCCTTGGCTAATGCCTGCATACCTTGTTTGCCATATTTTTCATAACCTTTGGCAGCGCGACTCATATTCTGTTCGCTTTCTTTAACTGCACCTTTTTTCTTATCAGCAACTGCCTTTTTCATTGGCTCTTTCTTGTCGCCATCTTTGTCAAGATCTAAAAAGTCAGGCTTAGAAGTCTTGGCTTCAGCAACATCGCCGCGGTTTCTTGCAGATGCTTCGTCCAGACCCAACTCGCTAGCCAACCGATTTACAACCCAGTCATACGGATCGCCAGTGCGTGCTTTAGCTACGCCATAAGGCATTTCGCCCGAATCCAGATAATGGTTAACCAGGGCCTCATAAAATCTACTGCCTAAATCGCCACTGCGTTTAAATTCTTCCACATCCTCAGGAAAATCCTGCAGAATTATATCTAATTCTTTGAAGCGACCTTCAGCAACAGGTTGCATCATATCCTGACTTTCTGTCAGATTTTTCTTTGAGCCAATGGCGTCAAGTCGAGCCATGATTTGATAGATATCCATTACTTTTTTCCTTGAGATTTAAATCCAGTGGCTGGACGTGGTGGACGTTTTATTGTTGACATAGGACTCTTGACGCCCTGTGGCAAATCGTTTGTTGTGACAGCTGGTGGAGTACGGCCGCCAGCTACAGTCCATGTGGCTTTTTCAGCTGAGTTTTTTACTATCTGCTGATTGCTGTCGGCGTATTCTTTCTTGAGCTTGTTCTGTTCTGCTGAGTTAGCTGGGTAATCTTTTTCCAGCAAGGAAGGAGAATTTTCTTCTTCAATGCCCAGTAACTCTTGATCCATTCCTTCTGACCAATGCAAGTCATTGATACAAATATCAGTAGCAGGTACTCCGCAAAGCTCTGCCATCTGTTGAATCTGCGGAGGCGTTGCTGGGTATCTAAAACTGCCATCAATCATGGTCACTCGTTGATTAGTTTGTCCGGGAAAGTCTACAGGCTTGGCCTGTACAGGTGTGGTCTTTGGATCTGAAATCTTTACAGGATCAAACTTTTTAAGTTTTTCCTTAAACATCTTTAAGAGGTCAGCCCCAACATCTCCGCAGATTTTGATACGATAATCAAAGGTTTTTTCGCTTTCTGTCAGGTATTGTGCAAATGTTTTCATGTCATAGTCCTATGGATATATTTAGCACAATTACTTTTTTGGTGTATCTGATTCATTGCGCTTTAGCAAACTGGCCAACAATTCGTTGCGATCCAGCACTGTACCTTGCCCAACCGGCAATGCATCGTCTTTGTTGGTGTCTTGATCTAACTTGGCTTTCTTTAACTGCAGATCGATCATGCGTAGTTTTTTGTTTACCTTGGCAGTTTTGGCTGTGATTGCATGCCCTAACATTTGGCTAGCTACTCCAAAAATTTCACTAGCATACCGGCTATCTACATTCATGCCTAGGTCCAGCAAGTTGTGAAATTCTTTCACTGCCATTCCGGCCAGCTCGTCCATTTCAGAATCAGATGATTCCAGTCCCTTTACTGCCGGAAGAGCTGCTTCGATTTTGTCGAGTGCAGCCAAGGTGTCAGGTAAATTTTCTAGACTGGTTTGTTCTTGGGTAGTTGGGTCAGTGAGCTCATCCGACACAGAGGAAGGGAGATCAAACAAGGATTCGAGTTTACGGGTCATACCGTATTTACCGACTATCTTCTGCCGTTGTGAAAGATGTTGTCTTCGTTGATTACTCTGAATGTTAGCCCGTTACGGCGAGCCCACTTCTGTGCAGAATCCCATTTGGCATAGTTCACTGCCACAATCATACGATCTTTTTCGGTCATCTTGCCTTCGATCACACTTTGTTTGCGTGGTTTAATTTCTATCAATTCTGCAATCTGCTGTCCTGACTTGTTCATGTAGGTGATTAGAAAATCAGGCACATACATGGTCATTTTTCCTGTGAGCGGATGTCGATAAGGAATAGAAATTGATTCGCTTGCCCATTGCAGTATATGATCGTTGTGGTCGCAAAAGTTCATAAACGCCAATTCCCAACTGGATCTATATCTTGGATCCCGTGTTCCTGCGTATTTTTGTTTGTTGACTGGCTGGTAGGTACCTTGAGCAAATTTACTCATGCTGCTATGTTTCGCGCGGTATAGAAGTTTGGCGTCACTGAGCTGTTGACGCCCAGCAATGTACTAGGGCTACGAAGACCATTGAGATAATAGGCCATGGTGGCTGTGAGCTGTATGGCGTCCTGGTCTACAACTTGATCCAGCAAGGTCAATACAGGTGTCTTGGTTTGTTCTGCAATGGTAAAAAATGTCAGTGTTAGATTTCTAGCTGCAGTTTGGTCAGTGAATATTGATTCAAAAAAACTACTGACTATGTCGTACTCGTTGGCATCTAGTTGTATCTGCGGCGCATCAAATGTGTCAAATACTCTAGCAGATAAATCGACATTGGGATTTATAGCATTTACAGTACTCATATAAAAATGTCCTTATGGTGCGATCGGTAGGTCAGATCCTGCACCGCCGCCCATTACGCCAGTTGTGGAATTAAATTGTCTGCGTAACGGTGGCGTTGGTATCAACGGTGCGCTAATTCCTGTTTGATTGGGCTGTGCTCTATTCTCGCCTGGAAGACCATTTCGTAAATTATTAACGCGACCTGCAGTAGCCCGTGGATTAGTATTGGTGGGCACAGGTGGGGCCATTCTCAAGTTGTAGTTGATGTCGGCTCGCTTGACGTTACCCAGTACCGATGCAGTTGCAGTTGCTTGAAGATCTGAAATACTACCCCTACTCATGGTATATTACCTCCTTGTCCGTTGACGAATGATGTCTGATCTCGCGTTGACAAAGGGCTGAGAATCTGATCATATGCATTGGGATCTGCAAATCCAACCACATTAGTATCTGGACGTTCTGCTCCGATCGTACCCGAGTAGTATTTTACTGTTTCGTACTGTATAGTCATGCTATTTTGCATGATGCCGCCATCTTCGCTGTAATTGTACGTGTCGTGATTCCAGGTGCTGATCAACGGATTGACCAGCACATACGACACCCACTTGTGCTGGTCGAAACCGTAAATTGTGATGTCTCTGAAAAAGGCTGGTTTGCCGTTTTCGGCATTGGTTCCGTCGTTGAAACTTTCGCCAATGTAACCCCAGTCGTTTACTGTTCGGTCATTGACATAGATATCACGATTGTTGTAACTGAAACCCGCGGCCTGCGATGAGTCAACTCCAGCAGCTCCGTTAGTAGATGAAACATTATTGTAAGGTTGGTTTGGGTCTTTGTAATAGTATGAAAAATAATTATACCAAAGTGTACGTATCAGATCGCCGCCGTCGTCGTGCATTTCTACTTGCACAGGATTGTATTCTATCTTTTTCTGTATTACTCGTTTGCGATTGTATTGATTCAGTACTTCTGTCGCGATGGTAAATTGCGGTAACTGAATAGTTTTGACCAATAGGCCAATTGTAGCTTGATCCTCACTGAATACATTACGTAAGGCTGGAATACCAGTTTGTGGATCTGTGTTGAGATTAAAGTAAACATGAAATAGAAACTTGACCCGCGGTACATACTCAAGACTATTGGCACGGAAAAACTTAGGAGCATGTGCATAGTCCCTAAGAGTTTCTGTACCGTAAGTATTGGTGATATACTGCTGGCCGAATGATGACACAGGTTAGCCTTATTCGTCGCCGGGTATTCCAGCACCAGTCGATGTTACCGTGCCGTTAGTACCACGAGTAATAAATATACCCACCCCAGTACCAAGCGGAGTCTGTAATGCATTGTCAAATCTAATGGTCAGTGCAATAGTAACTGGCTCGCTGGTGGCATAGTTTAAGTCGCCGTAGTTAGCTGCTTGCAAGAAGCACCCATACAATTCCCAAGTTTCTAACACAGTGGGAACCAAGTTTCCATTGCCGCCGTCGAGAATTTCGCAACGTGTCAGGAACTTGTAGTCACCGCCAGAGCGTGCTGAGGCCTGTTCATAAAAGTCCATTTGCTTTTGCAATTGTTCGCCAACTAGGCGCTGAACTTGTCCGCTGGCATCATCACGCAGGTTGAGAGTAGTGTCTTCCCACGAGCTCTTGCCTGCCAATTTCAATTTGGAATTGTACAGATCGATTGTGATGTCTTCAAACGAAACCGACGGTCTTGTGAAGTCCATAACTTGTTTGGTTAATTCTGTTCTGGGTGTACTTACGCCAAAGTTTTCAAGTGTCACTCGAAAGCGATACTTGAGCTTGGGCATGAGCAGGCCTTGGGTTGGGCTGGATTGATCGCTTGCCAACGGCACCGTCATTCTTGAGAGTGATGAAACGGACATGAGTATATCTCCTATATGCAATTATTTATGATCTTGATGATCAAAAAAAATGGGGCATAAAGCCCCATTTTTGTGTTGCTACTACATTAAACAGAAGCAGAACTTGATACATTCCCTGCAGCAATTTCGCCAGTGTTCTTGAGACGAACCGGAATGTAGATAAATTCAACCGCCTTAACAGGCTCAATCGCAATATCAACATACAGCTCATTGCGATCAATACGTGCAGGTGTGTTGTTGCTCAAGTCGCAAACAACCAGGTAGTCATAGATACCGCGTTTGGCCACCAAGTCTGTCATCAAGCCGGTAATAGCATTGGTGAGTTCGTTGCGTGTGATCTGATCGTTTGGCTCGAACACAAAGCTCTTGCCAATTTGGTTCAAACGTGCGCGAATAAATGCTACCAAACGTGCCACGTTGATGCGATCCAGCGCACTTGGGCTGGCAGCCACAGTCTTGTTACCGTAGTTGGTAATACCTGTGCCAGGAATGAATGTGATTGGATTGATACGATTTTCGTACAACACATCACGTACACCCTGGCCTGTGGCGATAGATACAAATTCACCTGTTTGTGCGTTGACATAACCAATCTGCGCAGCATTGTCAATTAGACCACGACGTGTACCTGCTGGAGCTAACCACGGATACGCAATTTCGTCGCTGCGAACAATTGTACGCAACATCATGTGACTTGGAGGCTGAACTACTACGCTTCCAGACAAGTCAGTTGTCTGACAGCTGGGATAGAACACACCAACATATGGGTCACCTAGAGGTATGCTGTCGCCAGCAAATACACCAAGACCGCCGTTGTTGTTGGCCCATGCCACTAAGGAATTTCCATCAGGTCCAAGGCGCAATGGAGTGTCACCTACAATAAATGCAGTGTTACTGCGCTCGTTGTTGAGTGCGATCATGTTGGGGATCAGTTCTGGATACTGCGGGCAAGCAATCAAGTTGAACACATTTTGCTCTTCGCGCAAGGTTTCCTGGCTGTCAATAGCAGATTTAAGTGCAGCTACTATAATTGCACGAACTGCCAAACGACCCATGTTAGGCGAACCGTCTGCACGGTTACCGCTGGCAGTTACCCATGCATTGGTTTCCAACGGCGACCAGTAAGTGACATTGGATGGAAGATTGCCTTGTCCACCCAATATCGCTACGTATATAGAACCGTTGTAAAGTACCTTGTTGCCCACAACATACTCAACTGTGTTATTGTACGGATCAACATCAAAGCTCAAAGCGTTGAAGTAATTTGTGCGGAATTCTTTGACATTAAATCCGCTGCGACGTGTGTTAAACAACAGTGTGCCTGCTGCATAAATTGTTGCAGAAGGAGCATCAATGTCAAGATAATTACTGGTCAGCAAACTAGTAATTGATGGTATTGCAGCAACAATTGGATCTGTAGTACCATTGGGTGCCCAGCGTGCATCTTCAAACAAGATACCATTGGAAGTTGTTTGATCAGTGTTGTCTACCACAACCCACTGATCCACACCTTCCACAATTTGCCAACGGTTGATAACCGGATAAATCTCAAGATTGCTGGTGTTAATCCACAAGTCACCGTATACCAACGGTGTCCCGTCTGTCTGCAACAAGGGTTCTGTTGCACTGATAATAGGACCTGTTGGATTGGTCAGTGTTAAATTAAAGCCACGTGCATCGTTTGATACATTCTGGTAACCTACCCAGGCTGAACCTGTGTTGATCATGATGTCAACTTGGTTTGTAGCAGAGTAATACCAGTAACGACCGTTGTCAGGATCTTGATCAGGTGCAGTGGCACTGGCTGTATATTCTAACGGCACCCAGTTTGACAACAACAGTGTTCCTGTTGTTGTACCATCGCGCACTCCTGTTACAGCAGTGGTGAAACCAGCTGTAGTTATAGGTGTTCCTGTTGTATTCACAACAGAAATTACGCCACCTATACTTTGTGTAAACACAATCTGACCAGTTGACGATACCGATGCACTAACGTTGGGAACGCCAGCAGCCGAAACTGCAGCAACAAAATCAGCTGCTGTTGTTCCGTTTATAGTGACAGTAACAAATGGTGTATATACTGTACTGTTTGCTTGACTGGTCCGAATGGTAAATTGGTTACCGTTGATAAACACTGGATCAACTGTGTTACCAGTGATAATTGTGGGACCAGTAGTCAGTCGTTCAAAAATCTTCAACGTAAATGTGTCGTTGTAGCCGGATGGTACTACTTCTGGACTCACATCATATTGAGTGTACAATGTACCAGCTGAGATGTTCTTGCCACCTCCTGCAGGATCTAGCGCAGCATTTGCGTCACGATCAGTTTGGTATATTGGAGCTGCTTTAGTAGTAAAAGTACCAAACACTGTGCTGTATTCTTTGACAACAATTTTAGCTCCCAAGTTAGGGTCAGTGGTTTTATTCCACACAGAACCAGTTGGACGCGGCGATGTATCAGTTGTTCTCCAACGTGGCACAGTATAGTTAGGACTTTGTTGTAGAGCTGGTGCATAGTAAGTGCCAGCTGTGATTCCCAAAGCAGTCAGCAGGCCAGCTGTGCTTGCTAGTTCAATGTTGACAGCACCGCCGTCGGCAGTTGAACCGTCGGCTTCGGCCGAACTATCAGCAAGAAGAATCAGGCGATTACTGGAATCAGCTTCGGCTGTGACACCGTCAATGCTAAGGTTGTTAATGGCAGTAACTAGTCCAGCCAAAGTGGCTGCGCCAGGCACAGTTGCAGTTTGCCCATTAATAATTAATACAGCACCAACAGGCAATACTGCGCCAGTGACACTTTCTGTACCTTGCACTGTGGGCCACGACAGTTTCCAGTCGTCGGATCCAACCAGTACCCAGTCGTTGGCTGTGTTTTTGTAGTATACAGGGTTAGCAGTGTTGGTTGCAACAACTGCATATTGCCCGATTGATCCGAAGCTGGCAGCAGGAATTCCGGACTCTAGTTGTGTGGTATCAGTAATAACCAACGGAGTTGCTACAGTAAATTCACCTGTTGTTTGATTCCACTGATTGATACCCCACAGCGTAAGTGTTGTGTCTAGCCATGTGGTTCCATTGTCAGGTGCACCTGTGGGACGTACCAAAGTGGCTGTTAATTCTGCCAAGTCTACGTTTGCACGTTGGATATATGCACGATTGCTGATACCCAATACACTGTGTGCAGCAAGCAGTCCGTATTCATTGAGTTCATATCCATTGATTGGTGTACCGTTGGTTGTCTTGTAAAAGAAAGGGTTACCAAATGTTGCAGCAAGATCGCGTTGACTAGTAATTAAATACACTTTGTCAGCGTTTGCTTCAGTGGTGCCAGGAGCAACAGTGACACCTGTACCAGAAATTTTGTCTTGTGCTGTTGCCAGCAAAATATAAGGTACCGAATTGGTACCTGCTGGTAGATAGCTGGACTCATCAATGATGGTTACTTCTACGCCGGGGGATACTAGTGCCATAATGTTATCCTTTTAAATGGGTTAATGATATTTATTGCATCGACCAAAAATCAGGTGATTATGTATACCTTGATTAAGGTCTAATCAATAAATAGTCGTATGAGACCGCTATGCAAGGTTTGCAACAAAAATCCCGCTGCTATAAATGGCTATCACCGTGAAAAACTGTACTATCGCAGTCGTTGTAACGTGTGTATTAGGCAAGACAAAAAGATCAAACCAGCCAGACCCAGATGGCTGACAGCCGGTTACAAGAAAAAACCCACATGTGATAGATGTGGGTTTCGGGCTAGACACCATACTCAGTTGACTGTGTATCATGTAGACGGGGATCTAAATAACTGCGAAACACGAAACTTAAAAACAGTGTGCTTGAACTGTATTGCTGAAATTGTCAGATTGGAACTACCCTGGCGTGCAGGTGATATTACTCCTGATTTTTGACAATGCGATCTACTTGAGCATACAAGTCATCCATTGAATGATTATTGTCAAGCACATGGTCAAAATCAGTTCCTACCCAGGCAGTTTCGCTGGCATGCACCTTGAATGTGTCTAGTACAGATCGATTACTGGCCCAGGACAAATTCAGTGTAGGACCACGATTTACCACTTCGGCAGCATGAAACCATTCGGGATCTGGTCCACGACAAGTGCGCACAATACGCCCACCAGCGTTGCGAATACTGGCAATTTCATTGGGGAAACGGCAATCACTTAAGACCACGTTGTCGCTGCTGTTGCGTATTTTGTTTTCAATGCTAGCAATCCAAATATCGTCGTGAAATCCGCGGCGCATGACTTCTGTGCCCCAGTATTGCAGCACCCAGCGTGGTGTAATGTCTTGTCCTAAACGGCGGCTCCACCATTCATCGCGTTGCTCGCGCCACTCTCTGGAGGCTCTGGTACGTCCTTCCAACAAGGTACGATCCCAGTCAAACACAGCAGCCACAGCATCTTTTAAAGTGCCTGCAAAGCTTTCACGCCTAAACCCGTGTACGTTTACCAAGTAGTCAGCTACAGTGTCTTTGCCGGACCCAATCAGGCCGCAAATTCCAATAATCATGATAATTCCTTAACGTTCAAATGTCTAAGTGTTGCTTGCACTAGATCAATCTGCTTGCGACAATCTTCTAATGCATGGTGTGTTGTGGGTGGTTTGGGGCGGTTGGGCCATACACTACAAAGTGTTCGGCTGTCCCTAACTTTGAAATATTGCCAAGGTATAGGTTTATTGTAGCTCTTGTAGGCATGTTCTAGAATAGTGCAGTCAAATGTAGGGCCTTGACACCATAAAAAATTGCTAGTCCAAATAAGCTTACCTAACTCATCTAAGGCTTGGTCAAGAGGTACTCGATTATCTTCAGCAAATGCTTCGTCACGGGCTACTGCAGGTTGAGTAGCCCACCAGTTTAATGTGCTTTCGTCAATGGTACGATTTTCTTGGCTGTCTAAATCAATTCTAGCATAGTAATGTTGTTTGTAGTACCCGGAACCCAATGGATCAAAAGATTGGGCAGCAATGGTTAGAATAGTAGCAGCAGGTGCTACTCCAATGGTTTCGATATCGATCATAAGGGAGCTCATACCATTATTATAAGACAATACTATGCAATTGTCAATGAAATCAGAATAAATAATAGCACGGATCGCGATGCTACCAACATCCACCCGTTCTAACGCTTTTGAGGAGCATCAGCCTGTCTACTTATCCGCCCGGTTTCTATGTTTACGTATATCTACGCAAAGGTAATCTAACACCGTATTATATCGGTAAAGGACAACGATACAGGGCGTGGGAAAAAGAACATAATGTTATTGTCCCAACAGATTATCATCGTATCGTTATTGTAGAATCAAACTTAACTAACATCGGTGCATTAGCAATCGAACGTAGGCTAATAAGATGGTACGGTCGAAAAGATTTAGGCACAGGAATACTTAGAAATTTAACAGATGGTGGCGATGGGGCAGCAGGAGTCAAACAAAGCCCTAAAACTATTGCAAAAAGAATTGCATCAAATGCAGGATTTAAACACACAAACTCTACTAAAAAAACTCTAATGCAAATTAATTTAGGCAAAACATACTCGCCACAAGTTAATGCAAAAAAAGGTACCACTAAAAATCAAAAATGGATCCATAATAGTACAGATTCAATGCGAGTCAATTTAACAGAAGTTAATAATTTCTTAAACAACGGATGGCAAATTGGCAGAGGTGCCACTAGTAATCAAGAAGGAAGAATCCAAACAGCCGCAACTCGAGCAATCATTGGCGCTAAAAAGCGAGCACGTGATGCTGCTCGCAAAAACAATTAGCCGATTACCAAGGTCAATGGTTGCGAACCGTCTACATACAACTTGAGGTCTTCTATGCATTTGTCCATCATAGCTTGACCTTCCGACTTCATAGCAGCACCGTTTAAGGTTCCGCCGCCTTGTGGACCAGCAATAGTACCAAATTTTTCTCTAGCTTCACCAATGATGTACTTACAAGCACCCACCATGTAGTCACGAATCCATTGACTGATCTGAAAGTCGCTCAGTAATACAATTTCTGGACGCAGATTATAAGTCCACAGCAGGACAACTTCTCCAGTGCCTTTAGGGTCACGAATCAGCTGTAGTTTTTTGGTAACAGGATTGAATGTGTAGTTGATGTATCCGCCGAACATTCTGGCAGCAAGCTCCACATATTGTTGATAAAAGTCGTAAGTAGCCAGGCTGCCGCCCGACTGGTTAAAGTTCAGCAGATACACGTTTAATGTTGCTGCGCCAAATGGATCAAAGCTGCTGGCACTGCCACCGGTGCTCAATCCAATTGTGCGTCGAAAAATTTGCCGTACTTGTGTGACTTCTTGTGGCAAAGTGTATTCGTTTACATTGTCCAACAACTGCATAAAACTATAGCTTTCTTCGTAGGCATTTTGACTACGCTGACGGTAAGTACCAATTGTGCGCTGATACGCTGCTTCGTAGTGTGCAGGATCTAATTCAACGTCTACAATTTGACTGCCTAACTGTAGTTGTACATAATCAATCAGTTGTTTTTTTAGTGGATCTAGGGTTTGGTCTGCCATTTGGGGCTCCTTACCCTAGTATTTAGTAAACCTTTAGTATCAGCAAATGCTCATTGCTGCGGCCATTCCATTTAACTTCGGTGGCTTTGATTTCTTTGAAAGCTTTACGTGCAGCTGGTTTTCCCACACTGGTAATACTTTTGAGTTGCTCTGCCGGTTTACGCAGAGTTTTTTGTACTGTTGTTGCAGGATCAAAACCAATAACACTGGATCCCTTGACAGTGAGACTGCCCACATGAGTGTCTGCTACCACATAAATCAATTTGCGTTTAGCAGTATCATATAGCCAAGCCTCGCTGGCTCCAACCAGCTTGGTAGCTGGTTCGCCCTGCAGTTTTGGATCAGTTAAGGCTCTTAGATGTTTGAATTTGGACACAATCTTTTCAACCGGTACTGCTTTTTTGGCACGTGGCTTGCGTTCAACTTTCTTGATCTGAATGTACGCACCGCAGTCGTTGATTACTGTTTCAGCAAATTTAATGAGATTACGAATTTGCAGCTTGCCAAATTGGCTATAGCCTTCAACTAGGTCAGCGTCTTTGCCTTTGGCAACTTCTTCCAATTCATCCAGTCGTGTTTTCCACTGAGTGGCAATTTCGTTGATCATTTGCGGTGCTACATTCATGCTGCGGAACAGGCTCACAGGCTTGTAATTGGCTGACATCTTGGCACCAGACTGAATCATCTCGTCGTACATGCCCTCTAGTTCGCCGGCTGCTTCTACCAGTTTTTCACGCAAACGATCTTGAATATTGGGTCGTATCACTGCTGCCTCTGCAGTTTCAACCACTGCTTTGACACGACGATGTGCTTCGATATAATCGGCTATGGCAGCATTGATTGTGGCCAATTCAGATTCAGACAACTGCAATCCCAACAGGTTGGCACGGCATAGCCAACCGATTCCCATTCGTGTCACAGCATTTTCGGGCACCCGAGCAAAGTCCTTGGCTTCTGTAGCACGACCGGTACGGCTCAACCAATCAATGATGCAATCTCTAGCTTCTTTTTTGCCGTAGTAATAGTTATACCAGTTGAACATGGTTGTCAAACGGCTTTTTCTGTAGTCGTCCTCGGGCTGCTGTTTCCAATCAGGTTCTGGACCTGTACCAACATCTAAGCTGCGCGGGGTCATTGACTTAATGGGTTTTTGGGCTACGGATTTCATTGTGTTCCTATTGGGAATTTCCAAGTATATAGCATTATAGCACCTGTTCCGATAGCGGTCAACCGTTGCAAGATACAACTAAATACTGCAAGGAGAACCAAAATTCCACGTCTCAGCATGTACCGGCCCAATAAAACGGCCGATTATCGATATTTTGATCGCACCATAAGTGAAATGTTCACTGTGGGCGGGCTTGACATTTTTGTTCACAAGTACATGGGGCCAAAACCCACTGCTGACAATTCTACAACCACCGGAGTAAATGGTGATGCCACTCAGCCCAACTACGCTGAGAGCAGTCCCTTGTTCATCGAAGACTTGTTGTTGGGCGAAATACGGGACCGAAAATACGATGCTGACATTTATCGCATGCGCGGAGTTTATCGTCAACAGGATATTGATTTTGACTTGACACAGTTTGGACTGTTTTTAAACAACGATACCTTGTTTATTACATTTCACTACAATGACATGATTGATACGTTTCAACGCAAGTTAATGAGTGGCGATGTTTTGGAATTTCCCAATCTCAAAGACTGGAATCCACTGAATCCAGCTACGCCACCCTTGCCAAGATTTTATGTAATACAAGATGCCAGCTTTGCCAGCGAAGGATTTAGCCAAACCTGGTTGCCGCACTTGTGGCGTGTCAAAGCCACTCCTATGACCAATAGTCAAGAGTACCAAGACATTGTCAATGCCTGTTTGGACAACAATGCCATTTGGGATTCAGGCAATTACTATCCTGTGGGGTCAGTTGTGTTGGCAGGAGATCAGCACTATCGTGCTCTACAAGGTGTTCCTGTTGGAACAGACATCACCGACACCAACTTCTGGATCAGCAAAGAGTGCGATACAGTCGAAACTGAAGCCAGTACCAGACCCAAAGATCTGGAAATTAACGATGCTATCTTGAATCAAGCCGAAGCCGAGCTTCCATTATCGGGTTACGACACAACGAGCTTTTACATATTCTCAACCAATCCTACTGGCACACCAGGCAATCCGCAAGGACCAACTATTGACAGCACCTATATTAATGCTAGTCAGACTGGAGTCAATGCCGACGAAGCATCGGTATCTCCACGGTCCGACGGATGGACCATGGGCTACCTAACTGGCGACGGTATTGCACCCAATGGGTTGCCTGTTACTCCGGGCGTGTCATTTCCGATCAATCCGCAAGACGGACAGTATGCGTTGCGACTAGACTACTTTCCAAATCGATTGTTTCGATACAATGGGCGTACTTGGGTCAAGATTGAAGAGAATGTTAGAACTAATCTAACTAACGGTCCACAGAACAATACTTTACGCAGTACGTTTGTTAACAATACATATACTACATCCACTACGGATCAGGGTAATATACCAAGTCGTCAGAGTCTGAGTGAGATTTTGAAACCTCAAGCTGACAACGGTAATCAAGGCGGCAACAAACCGGCTAACCCTTATCCCGGTACACAACCTGGACAAAGATCGAGTTAAAATATGCAACAATTTTTTTATGATGCTCAAATACGTCGTTTTCTCTTGCAGTTTACTAGAATGTTTAGTAACTTTCAAGTTGAATACGGACGTACCAATTCTAACGAAGCTGCGCTGATACGGGTGCCAGTTCGCTATGGTGACTGGACACGACTGGCTCAAACAGTGTTGCAAGAAAACTCATCAAGTGCATTGCCTTCGACTCCTTTGATGACTTTTTACATTACCGGTATGAACTATGCACGTGAGCGACTACAGGATCCTTATTTTGTCAGCAACCAGCAGGTGCGTCAACGATTTTATGATACTCAATCCGAAAGTTATGAAACCACACAAGGTAATGCATTCACAATCGAACGCTTGATGCCAGTGCCTTACAAAATGTCCTTGAGCTTGGACATTTGGACATCAAACACCAATCAAAAATTGCAGATATTTGAGCAAATTTCTACGTTGTTCAATCCCAGTCTGGAAATTCAAAGCACCGACAACTATTTGGATTGGACCAGCCTAAGCGTTGTGGATTTAGATGATACTATATGGTCTAGTCGTACAATACCGCAAGGAACAGAAAATCCCATAGATATCATGACTATGAAATTTTCAATTCCAATTTGGATATCTAGTCCAGCCAAGGTCAAAAAGTTGGGTGTGATTGAAAAAATCATTGCCTCTGCATTCGATGATCAAGGAGATGCGGTAGAAGCCATTCAGAACAGTGATCTGTTATTAGGCACAAGGCAAAAATTTACTCCATACATGTACCAAGTTTTGTTAATTGGTAATAAATTACAAATTTTAAAACTCAGTGCTGTAGTTGACGAACCCAACTCATCTCCTGTGTTGCCAGATTCGCCACCCAGCAACGAGTACTGGCCCACAGTGATGAACCTGTATGGAAATTTTAGACCCGGTATTACACAGATACGACTGACCAATCCCTGGGACGAAACCGCCGACATTATTGGAACAGTAAGTTATGATCCAACTGATCAGAGATTCCTGTTGTTTGATGTCGACACTGACACTGTTCCACAGAATACATTGCCGGCAATAGATGCTGTGATTGATCCACTACTAAGTGGTCCTGGAGCCGGACTACCTGTTTCTGCAATTGGGCAACGATATCTTATTCTAAACAGTATCGGTAATGCTGATAATACAACACCATCTGTAGCGTGGGGTGCTGTAGTGGCTCAAGCCAATGACATTATTGAATACGACGGGCAAGATTGGTTAGTTGCATTTGACAGCACCACAGGAACTAATATACAATACACTACAAACATTACCACAGGATTACAATATCTTTGGACTGGTAGTGAATGGGTTAAAAGTTACGAAGGTCTTTATCCGGGTGGCGAATGGAGCATAGTTCTGTAAATGCAGTTGGGGTTTGGTTTTATAGTTTTGATACACAACGATATCTATATCTCATGCGTAACGATCCTAAAAACCCAAACACATGGGGATTGCCCGGTGGCAAGGTCGAATCTGCAGAAACCCTCATGGACACCATTACAAGAGAATGCACTGAAGAGTTGGGATTCATGCCCGATTACTTGAGATTGGTCCCGCTAGAAAAATTTACCAGCACTGATAATGTATTTGTTTATCATACATTTTTTTGCTGTGTGGCCAGTGAATTCCGACCCAAACTCAACGAAGAACATCTAGGGTATGCTTGGATGGACAGTTCAGTATTGCCAAAACCCATGCATCCTGGGCTGTGGAATACTGTAAATTTTGATGTTGTCAAACAGAAAATTGCCACATTGAAAGATGTAGTTCACCCAGCACAATAAAATAAACGGGCAAATTGCCCGTTTATTTTTACTATTACAATCTTCCTACTACTACTGTTATAATTCCCACATCTTCAGAATTGTAATCCTCGAGAGCTTTACCCACAATTGATCCTGGCTGATATCGAGCAGTATCCATCACTGTGGCCACACCCGGAATATCACTTGCTACCAATCGATCACCTTTACTAATTGTACCAACCACACTGCACGGCACTCGACCTGTCAATGCTACACTGGTTACAAAAGTTCCTTCCAAACCAGAGTTCATCAGGTAAGCAGGATCAGTTGATACCACTCCAGCTATACGTACACTGTGACTGGTAGCTGTGCGTGTAACTTCTTGATCACCACCAAACTCCAACAAGGTACCTGGAGAATATTCTGCATCTGCCAAGTATCGTTCTGCCAAGTCGGCGTATAGTGCTGTAGTAGCAGTACCAGCAAAATTGGTTGTTGTCATGGTCTTGGTAAAGGGATTGTAGGTCAGACCAGCATTGTCGGCACGAGCAAGTACACTTTCCCCAGTAGCAGATACGAACACAGGATAATAACTTGCGTTGGTTTCGGTATCTACAGCATTTATATTAGTGTCGCTGCCTGGATCACCCGACGGTCCTTGTGGTCCTTGTGGTCCAATGGGTCCTTGTGGTCCCTGTGGTCCTTGTGGTCCTGCAGCACCAGTTGCACCTGCACCTGCTGGTCCTTGTGGTCCTTGTGGTCCAATGGGTCCTTGTGGTCCTTGTGGTCCAATGCCGCCTGGTCCTTGTGGGCCTTGTGGTCCTGTTGGTCCTTGTGGTCCAATGGGTCCTTGTGGTCCTTGTGGACCAGGTACTGCACTACCTGCACCGGTTGCTCCTTGTGGTCCTGTAGCACCACTAGCTCCAGTGGCACCTGAGCCTGCTGGTCCTTGTGGTCCTTGTGGTCCACGTGGTCCTGTGGGTCCTTGTGGTCCAGGTACTGCACTACCTGCACCAGTTGCTCCTTGTGGTCCTGTAGCACCACTAGCTCCAGTGGCACCTGCACCTGCTGGTCCTTGTGGTCCTTGTGGTCCAGTTGCACCGGTTGAGCCTACTGGTCCTCCAGATGGCCCAGTTGATCCTGTAGGCCCTTGTGGTCCACGCGGTCCTTGTGGTCCTTGTGGTCCAGTTGCACCGGTTGAGCCTACTGGTCCTCCAGATGGCCCAGTTGATCCTGTTAGTCCGGTTGCACCCGTTGCACCGGATCCTGTTGCTCCAATGGGTCCTTGTGGTCCTTGTGGTCCACGCGGTCCTTGTGGTCCTTGTGGTCCGATGGGTCCTTGTGGTCCTTGTGGTCCAGTTGCACCGGTTGAGCCTACTGGTCCTCCAGATGGCCCAGTTGATCCTGTTAGTCCAGTTGCACCCGTTGATCCCAGTGGTCCTTGTGGTCCTTGTGGTCCTGTGGGTCCTTGTGGTCCAGTGGGTCCTTGTGGTCCTTGTGGTCCTGTGGGTCCTTGTGGTCCGGTTGCTCCGGTTGAGCCTACTGGTCCTCCAGATGGCCCAGTTGATCCTGTTAGTCCAGTTGCACCCGTTGATCCTAATCCTGTTGCTCCATTGGGGCCTTGTGGTCCTTGTGGTCCGGTTGCTCCAGTGGCTCCTGCACCTGTTGGTCCAATGGGTCCTTGTGGGCCTTGTGGTCCGGTTGCTCCAGTAGCACCTGCACCTGTTGGTCCAATGGGTCCTTGCGGTCCTTGCGGTCCCTGTGGTCCTGTTGCTCCAGTGGCTCCTGCACCTGTTGGTCCTTGTGGTCCTTGTGGTCCAATGGGTCCTTGTGGTCCTTGTGGTCCTTGTGGTCCTGGTACTGTACTACCTGCACCTTGTGGTCCTTGTGGTCCTTGCGGTCCCTGTGGTCCTGTTGCTCCAGTGGCTCCTGCACCTGTTGGTCCTTGTGGTCCTTGTGGTCCAATGGGTCCAATGGGTCCTTGTGGTCCTTGTGGTCCACGTGGTCCAGTGGATCCTGTTAAACCAGTTGCTCCGGTAGCTCCTGCACCTGTTGGGCCAATGGGTCCTTGTGGTCCTTGTGGTCCTTGTGGTCCTGTTGCTCCAGTGGCTCCTGCACCTGTAGAACCTTGTGGTCCTTGTGGTCCTTGTGGTCCTGTTGCTCCAGTGGCTCCTGCACCTGTTGGTCCAATGGGTCCTTGTGGTCCTTGTGGTCCTGTTGCTCCGGTGGCACCTTCACCTTGTGGTCCACGTGGTCCTTGTGGTCCTTGTGGTCCTGTTGCTCCAGTGGCACCTGCACCTGTTAGTCCAATGGGTCCTTGTGGTCCTTGTGGTCCTTGTGGTCCAGTTGCTCCGGTAGCACCTTCACCTTGTGGTCCGCGTGGTCCTTGTGGTCCTGTTGCTCCAGTAGCTCCTGAGCCTGTAGAACCTTGTGGTCCTTGTGGTCCTTGTGGTCCTTGTGGTCCTGTGGGTCCTTGCGGTCCTGTGGGTCCTTGTGGTCCAGTTAACCCAATGGGTCCTTGTGGTCCACGTGGTCCTTGTGGTCCTGTGGGTCCTTGTGGTCCTTCTGATCCTTGTGGTCCTTGTGGTCCGGTTGCTCCGGTAGCACCTGCACCTGTTAGTCCAATGGGTCCTTGTGGTCCTTGTGGTCCAATGGGTCCTTGTGGTCCTTGTGGTCCTTGTGGTCCTTGTGGTCCACGTGGTCCTTGTGGTCCAATGGGTCCGATGGGTCCTGTGGGTCCTTGCGGTCCAATGGGTCCTTGTGGTCCTTGTGGTCCTTGTGGTCCCGGTACTGTACTACCTGCACCTGCTGGTCCTTGTGGTCCTTGTGGTCCTGTAGCACCAGTGGCACCTGCTCCAGTTGCACCTGTAGATCCATCAAAACCAGTAGCTCCAGTGGCTCCATCTGGTCCGGTAGATCCGAAGAATCCCTGAGGACCGCGTGGTCCTTGTGGGCCCGTTGATCCTTCTAGTCCAGTAGTACCAGTTAGGCCAGTTGCACCTGTAAGACCGTTAACACCAGTAGCTCCTTGCGGACCTGTGATTTGACCCACATTTTCCCAAAGAGCTCCGTCGTATACCCATAAATTACCAGTGGCTGTATCAATAACACCATTCCCGGCTATTGCACCAGGAAAAGCAGCATTTAGTGTGGTCTGAGGATTACCAGGTGGTACTACATTAACATCAGGTACTGATCCGATAATGGTCACAGAAGTTCCAGCAGGTCCTTGTGGTCCTGTGGGTCCTGTGGGTCCTTGTGGTCCTGTGGGTCCAGTGGGTCCTTGTGGTCCTTCTGATCCTGTAGCTCCAGTAGTTCCAACAAATCCATTTACTCCTTGTGGCCCGCGTGGTCCTTGTGGTCCTGTGGCACCTGTGGCACCTGCTCCAGTTGCACCTGTAGCTCCATCAAAACCAGTAGCTCCTGAGCCTGCTGGGCCTTGTGGGCCTTGTGGACCGGTGGCGCCAGTGGCGCCTGCTCCAGTTGCTCCATCTAACCCAGTAGCTCCAGTGGCACCTGCTCCGGTAGCTCCATCTAACCCAGTAGCTCCAGTTTGGCCAATATCACCAGTTGCCCCGGTAATTCCGGTGGCTCCGTCGAGTCCATTTGAACCAGCTATTCCAGTTGCACCTTGAAGTCCGGTGGCGCCGGTGGCACCACCCGTTCCGGTTGCACCAGTAGAACCATTTAGTCCGGTAGCACCACTGAATCCAGTTGCCCCCTCAAATCCTGTTGCTCCAGTTGCCCCCTCGAATCCTGTTGCCCCACTAAATCCTGTTGCCCCTTCAAACCCTGTTGCTCCAGTGAGTCCAGTTGCACCTGTTGATCCTGTGGGACCTTGTGGTCCACGCGGTCCTTGTGGGCCCTGTGGTCCAGTTGCACCTGCGCCTGGATCTACCCAGTAACGAGAACCATCAGCACCCGATGCTAAAATTTGCCCGCTGGCTCCAGGAACACCTAAGTTGGGTTCTGCATCCTGCGGTGCCAGCCAGTCTGTGCGATCTGGTTCAGCATCAGCGGGTGGAGTTGTTTGGACTCGGTTTGATAACAGTTTAGCCATTATGGCACCACCGGTGTAAAGACACCTATGTTCTGGCTGGCAGGTGATTCATCTGCTGCAACCCATACATCAATCACATCAACAGCACTGGCACGAACTCGCAATCTGTCGCCATCAGCAGGTTCCTCAGTGGCAGTTTTGAGCAAGCTACGACCCTGCAAGGGAATATATGCAGTGTCTCTTGCAGGAATAACAGCTCGTCCAACAGCAACAGTCGTGCCATCCTGTGTAAGAAGAATTACTTCTACCCATTGTTCTGCATCACTTTTGTTAACTGCCGACAGCGGAGTAAGGAAAAATATTTCTCCTGGTATTATTGCTCTGCTGGGAAAGTCAGGATCTCTTTCGGAATAAACTTCAGAAGGATCTGGCACCGAATAATCCGGAGCATTTGCAAGAGGAATAGTTGCATAGGAAGTTGTTACATTTGGATAAATGAGATTCAACGGTTTTCCAGTAGACGGTGTACGACAATATATTCTAGGCATTATTAAAAGCTCCTTGCAATAGCTGCTTTAGTGGCAATACGGTTAACTGCTTGTTCAAACGGTGGTCCAGACAATTCGCCTGTGTCGGCACTGATCTTCATGCCGCCGACAAATATAGCGTTGCCTTGATCATCCTGCCCGCTGGCAATAACTACGCCATCATCAAGTTCCACAATACTTTCTTCAATGAGGCCTTCGTTTCTGACAGGCGGAATTTTGGTCAATGCCACACCAGACAAAACACCAGTCCAGGTGTGTCCAATTGCAGTGATAGTGGATGGTTGAGTTTGAAAAACTGTGTTGGTTAATGTTTCTTCCAAGGCAGTGACCAGCGCCGTGATAATCAAATCAGACTGTGTGCCGACACCTGCCAGTGCTGTCATTTGATCGCGCATGTTGTCGAAAGAAAATATAAAAGCATCTTCTTTATCGGGAGAATATACTTTGTTGCCTTCGACATTGAAAAGACCTTCAGCAAAATTCAACATGGGCAGCTCATCAGCTGACTCCAGAACCCATCTTATACACTGCAAAAAATTAGCAGCATCTAGACGTGTGTAAGCTTCGTCCTCGGCATCCCATCCAAAGGTATAGACCTGGCCCGTGGCCGGATCAACTGTGGTGCTTAATGCCGTCCACATGTTGTTGATTATTGTGGTTTGTGCTGCTTCAATTGCTGCTTCGGCTGTGAGATCTATCACTAAAGTTACACCTGTTGTTTCTGTTGGGTCAACAATTGGTCGTGATCCTTCTGCCCACATGGTGTAATCACCAAACTGTGTGCTACAAGCAGAAAGAACAATTTGTCCGCCGTCTAAGGCAAGAAAATGCTTGTGAGCCCATAAACTGACTGCGTTAACTGCGTTGATCAGCCCACCTTTTTTGGCGCAATATCCTATGCCGTTTTGCGACACTGGGGTTGCACCCCATGTCATTATGTTGGGGAAAACACTGTATTGTGAACACACGTTACCGTCTGCTAGTGCAACACCGGCTCCTATACCAACCAGGGGGTTGGGTTCTGGCTCTGCATCTCTGTCCAGCGGCGGAGGAACAGTTGTCCAGTAGGGATTTGTTCTAACAGCAATTTTATGAGCATATGGTACACGATTAATTATAGCACCTGGTCTGAATGATATAGCAAATCCCTCTGATGGATCGGTTAAACTGTCTAATCTCCAGTTTTCAAACAAAAAACCTTCAACAAAACAACCCGATCCTATTCGAAACACATTTCGTTCTTCGTATCCTGCTGCAGGACGAATAGCAACACTTCTATGCGCACATCTAATAACTGTGTTGTCTGGGAAATCTATATGCCCTTCTGTAACATATACTCCGGCACCCACTTCGATCAAAGTGATTGTGGCACCAGCTACTCGTCTTTCTTCGGCAACTTCGACTGCTCGTTCAATAGTGGCAAACGATTCTGCCCAGCTTGTGCCCAGGTTGTCGTTGTTTCCGGTTGTTTGTACAAACAGTGTGTTGGTGATGGGAGTGGCTGCTGTTAAGTCAACAACTTCTTCGGATGCGCCTTGTTGTTGTATAGCGTACAGTCTAGCGTCATAGGTGTTGATTGCTACTTCGCCTAACTGGAGATCAGCAAGTTCAGGAACAGCGTTACCTACAGCACTTTGTTTAAGTAAAATCGTATTTGCCATATCTTGCCTTTTCTCTAGTAGGTTCCGCCGTCAATGACAGATTCCACATCTAACACTGCTAAATTGTTAGCATACATTGCATCAGCATAGATATTTCCTGCCACTCCGGCGCCACCATCGATAATCAATGCACCAGTAATGTTGCTGGTAGATACAGTTCCCACTGTAATATTGGCTCCTGTTGTAGAAAACACCACTGTATTACCCAGTCCGTTGACTCCTACTAGAACATTTCCGTTGAGTTGAGGAATAGAAACGTTTGAAGTTCCGTTTTGTAATATTGTGGCTGCACCAACATTGGCAGTGACGTTGCTTAAAAATTGCCCGTCGCCGAGGTAGTAGGTGGCAGTGATAACGTCAGCTGTGATATTACCAGCTGTGATATTGCCAGTTACGTTGCCGGTAATTTCAACATCAGAATCCAGAATGATTTTATCGCCGGGATCCAGCGTTGATATTGTATAATTGCCTTTGATTCTCTTATAGGTTGCCATCTATTGCCCTCGTTCCTTATTTAGCAATAAAAACACGGTGCACGAAAGCGTCAGCTGATTGCCTTGGTTGACTGTTTCAAATATGCAGTTGGGCATGAGTTATAAATCCTTTGGAGTATTTATGCGGTCAACAAAGTCTGCAATTGTGACACTGCTGAGGTTGTTGATTTTGGAAAATTCTGCAATAGATGCAGTTGTGTCGCCATGTACCCGTATAAATTGCCGATTTGGATAGTCAGTTGTGACTGTTATCAACTGACGGATCCAGTTTCCTGTGTAAGTTGGCAGAGCTGTGGTGGGTTTATAAAATTCTGTGCCGGCATACACATTGTTGAAATTTCCAGTGGAGTTGGGGCCTAAATCAAACCCCAGCAGATAAATTATGGTGTTGCCATCCTCGGCTGCAATGCCAGCAGCAATGGGACCACTACTGAATCCTCGATACTTTTGCGGAACAGGTTGTGCTCCGGTGCCATTTTCTGGACGACGAGTATAAAATCTATTTCTAGATGGGTAGCCTGCTGCTTGAATAGCCGCACTGATGGGCCGATCTGTGCTGACCAAAACAGTGGGCGTGTGTGTTCGATACAGAGCATTACACCCGTATACAGGTCCAACACGCAACAACTGATCTACGTCAATGTGACTACGGCTTACACCGTTCCCTAATACAAAAGCAGCCATAAAAAAATCCCCTCAGTATGTAGCTGAGGGGTTCCTAGGTAATATAAAAATTACGAAGTGTAGTTTTCTACAATTACCAGGCTCAACAGGTTCTGCTGTGTAGCAGTATTGTCTTGTCCTGTAGTACCGGACTTGATTTCTGTGCCTTCGTCTGTGAAGAAGTTGGCTGCATAACGAATGTTCTGCTGTACCAGGTTCTGCGCAAAGCCACCAGCGGCTGCACCACCAACTTCACCGCCGGTAAAGTCATATGCATACTTGTTTGTGAGTTTGCTGATCAGAACTTCGGAACTGTCTGCGTCTAAGGCAAAGCTGATGTTCATGTTGCCTTCTGTTATTACGCCTTGTGCTTCGTTGGCCAAAACGCAAACGCCTTGTGCACCTGAACTGGCACCTTCAACCAGATACTTTCTTGTGCCTTTTTGGCGAACGATCCAACCATCTTCTTCACTTTGTCCTGTGATGAAAACTCTGCACTTGACAACAGGATATGCTGCAGTAGCAACACCACCGCCGTTGCCTTCACCACCAACCACACCAAGATACTGGTCTGTGTTGAATGTAGCAGGATATACTGGATTAGTCAGCTGATCCCAAGCATTGAAACCAATGTCTTTGGTTGTACTCTTTTTAATTTTTAGTGGGCGACCCATTTTTTCTTTTCCTTTAAAAGTTAGGCGTTCTAGGCCTTACGCGGTGGGGTACCGCATAAAACGCAACCATTTGCGTTGTATGATTTATTTAGTTGCAATCTTGTTATTATATACCAGCAGTTTAAGCTGCTGTTTGCCAACTCTTGGAATAGTTATAAATCCAAACTGGTCTTGTAATGGTATTGCTTTGGAACTCACGATTGCTGTTGTCGCTGGTGGCAGATTCTGTGGCTCTACATTCAAACACACGACTGCTAAATGTATTTTGCGCACCGCCTGACACTGCTGACCCTTGTATCACGTACTGTGCTACAGGACTGTTGTAGCTTAACAAGTAAGGGTTCATTTCTCGACCGCCCAGATCTGTTTCAGTTGTTCCCACCCAGCTGACACCAAAACTATTGTAGCTGTTGCTGTTGGGCTGTCGAATCACTGACCAAGATCCGGCCACGGTAATTCTACAAGCAGCTGACGGATATGTTTGACCAGTGTCGGGATCAGTGTAAGCAGTGAGTTGATTTCCAATCACTGCTATTGTCCAATTTATTGCTCGTAAGTGCAAGAGACCACCAGATAAAGGATTGGGATGACCTAAGCTGAGTCCAAAAGTAGCACCGTCGTTGTAACCGGCTTGACTGTATCGCCAGAGGCCAGCGTCGACAACTGTTAATCCAGTGTTGGCTGTGAGTTCTGCTGAACCAGAGTAGGGTGTGACGAATGTGGGCATGCTTTATTTATAGAGAACAAAAAGCCCCTTGCGGGGCCGTTTTCTTACAGTGCAAAACGTCGAATATCTGCACGAAGCTGTTCTATAGGGTCAATTGACTCGGCAACACTTTCGTCGTAGCTGGGTTTCTTGATTTGGCTAGCCAGAACCTTCATTGTTCCTGGTTGTGCGTCAACACGAATACCATACGCATCACCATCTTGTGCAACAACAGTGGCAAATTTACCAGCATACATCACACGATCTCCGGGCTTGAATGTTGGCGCTGCTGCTTCTTCTGCTACATCTTGCTCCATGTTGCCCAACATTTGTTCCACATGACGAACCCAACCTGATACATCGCTGGATCCAATTTCTTCCACATTGCCCACAAAGTCAGCAACTTCATCGACAGCTTGCCCAACCTTTTCTGGACCGTACTTGCTCAACAAGTCTGAACGTTGCATCATAATTCTGCGTGTGATGGCATTGACCACTGGATTGTTTTCTGATCCTTCCGCCACACCTGACTCTGCTAAATCACCATCATCATAATATTGTAGCGCATCCGATACACGATTAATAAGTTCTCTCTCAAGTTTTTGCATGAGAGCGTCCGATGCTTTGATTTTTAACTTTTTAAGAGCGTCCAAAATGTCGTCATCTATATCCCAATGAACATTATTAGATAAAAGTATTCTCTCTACTGCGCTA